CGCTCCCGCCGGGGATCGAGTTCGCGCAGGCGATTCTCTGTAAGGTCGCCTCGTTCTCTTCACTCATGCGGGGCGAAGCGATCTCGGCGGCGGAGATCGCGAAGCAGCGGTACCCGGACAACGGGCGTATTCAGACGTTTCTTAAGGCGGCGGTGCCGGCCGGGACGACATCTGAAGCGGTGTGGGCGTCTCCGTTGGTGGATCCGACAAACCTGGCGGGGGAGTTCGCGGAGTTTCTCCGGCCGATGACGATCATCGGTAAGTTCGGCCAGGGCGGGATTCCGTCGTTGCGTCGGATTCCGTTCAATGTTCGTGTGATCGGGCAGACGGGCGGCGGCACGGGGTACTGGGTCGGCCAGGGCGCGCCGAAGCCGCTCACGTCGTTCGCGTTCGAGGCGACGACGCTAACGTGGGCGAAGGTCGCGGCGATCTCCGTCATCACGGAGGAACTGGCGCGGTTCTCGAGTCCATCGGCGGAGGGTCTGGTGCGGGATTCGCTCGCGGCAGCGTTGATCGAGCGGCTCGATACGGACTTCGTGGATCCGGCGGTGGCGGCGAGCGCCGGCGTCAATCCGGCGTCGATCACGAACGGTCTCACGGCGCTCAGTTCGGCCGGGACAACGGCGGATAACATCCGGACGGACCTTCAGAATCTTCTGGAGCAGTTCATCCTGACGAACGTCAATCCGACAACGCTCGTGCTGATCATGCCGAATACCCTGGCGCTCGCGGCGAGCCTGATGGTGAATTCGTTGGGACAGCCGGAGTTCCCTGGGCTGACCATGAATGGCGGATCTCTCCAAGGGATCCCGGTCATCACGTCGCAGTACGCGGCGAATCAGTCCGGGTACGGCAACCTGGTGATTGCGGTCAATGCGTCCGATGTGTTTCTGTCGGACGATGGCAGCGTCACGGTGGACGCGAGTCGCGAGGCGTCGTTGCAGATGCTCGACAATCCGACGAACAACAGCAGCTCGGCCACGGCGACAACGGCGGTCTCGATGTGGCAGACGAACAGCATCGCGTTGCGCGCGGAGCGGTTCATCAATTGGGCGAAGCGGCGCACGTCGGCCGTCGTGTACATGGATGATGTGAATTGGGGATCGGTCGGCAGTCCGAGTTAGGTAGTCTCCCGCTGATCTGATTGATCCGGGCCGCGCGGCAGACGTATGTTCTGCCGCGCGGCCATTGTCTCTTGAAAGGGTCTGGTATGGCTGGCGCGCGTCTGGTAGTGGTCGCGGTGCAACCGTTCCAGTATCGCGGGGAGACCGTCGCGACGGGCGAGATCTGTCTCGTTCGGGCGATCGAGGCGGCGGCGTTGGTCTATCAGCGTCGGGCGCGATGGGTCCAAGGGGATGAGGCGCGCGGGGTCTATCAACGGCGCGATCTCGTGGCGGAGGCGCCGGCGGTGCGGGTCGGTGCGCGCCGGCGGCGAGAGAAGCGGGGGGCATGACGCAAGTACTCGCGCGGTGGTGGACCGGCTGGCGGCGAAAAGCGGTGCCGGCGGTTCTTTCATCGCCAGATTCGCGCGGGGCGTGGTTTCCGATCATTCGCGAAAGTTTCACGGGCGCCTGGCAACGTGGGATCGAACTCAGGCCCGATAATGCGTTGACGTTTTACGCGGTGTATGCGTGCGTGACGCTGATCGCGTCCGATGTGGCGAAGCTCCGGATCAAGCTGATGAGGCAGGATGCGGAGCGGGTGTGGCACGAGACCGACAGCGCGGCATTCTCGCCGGTTCTGCGGAAGCCGAATCGGTTTCAGACGCGGATCAAGTTCATCGAGCAGTGGATGGCGTCGAAGCTCATTCACGGGAATACGTACGTTCTGAAAGAGCGGGATAATCGCGGCGTGGTCGTGGCGCTCTATGTGCTCGATCCGCAACGGGTCCGGCCGCTCGTGGCGCCGGATGGCGCGGTCTATTACGCACTACAACAGGACGATCTCGCCGGGGTCGCGGTGTCGGTCACAGTGCCGGCCAGCGAGATTATTCATGATGTGATGGTACCGCTCTACCATCCGTTAGTCGGGGTCTCTCCGCTCACCGCCTGCATACTGTCGGCCGCACAGGGGTTACGCATTCTCGAGAACTCGGCCAATTTCTTCAAGCATGGCGCGCAACCGGGCGGGTTGCTGACGGCTCCCGGGCTGATTGGGGCGGAGGACGCGAAAGAGATTCGGCGGATTTGGGATAGCGAGTACACGGGCGACAACGCGGGCAAGGTGGCGGTCCTGGGAAACGGTCTCACCTATCAGGCGCTCAGTATCAACGCGGTCGATGCGGAGCTGGTCGCGCAGTTGAAGCTCTCGGCGGAGAATGTCTGCTCGGCGTATCACGTACCGGCCTATATGGTCGGGGTCGGGCCGGTGCCGGCGTATAACAACGTCCAGGCGCTCAGTCTCCAGTACTACACGCAATGTCTCCAGAATCCGATCGAGTCGATCGAAGCGTTACTCGATGAGGGGTTGGCGCTGCCGGTACCGTACGGGACGGAGATGGATCTCGATGATCTACTCCGGATGGATACGCTCTCGTTGATTAAGGCGTCAGCGGAAGCGATCGGCGGCGGCGGCATGTCTCCCGATGAGGCGCGGGCGCGGTTTCTCGGTCTCGGATCGGTGCCGGGCGGGAAGTTTCCGTATCTGCAACAGCAGAATTATTCCCTCGAGGCGCTCGCGAAGCGGGATGCGCAGGCGGATCCGTTCGGGACGGCGCCGGCGCCTGGGCCGGATCCAATTGTCGAACTCTCGGCGGCGGCGGCGCGCGTGGCGGTCTTGGACGCGATGCGGACGCGGATGGTGGGGATGGGATGACGGCGAAGGAACTCGAGACGATCGCGGGGGCAATGGCCGAGGCGGCGCTCGAAGCGATCGCGCGGGCCGTGGCGCCGCTCCAGGCGCGCATTGCGGTACTCGAGGGGCGATCCCTGGAGGCAGGTCCGCCAGGCCCGCCAGGGCCGGCCGGAGCGCCTGGGCGGGAGGGGCCAATGGGGCCGGCGGGTCCGCCTGGATTGGTGGGCCGGGCCGGCGAGCCTGGTCCGCCTAGTCCGCCTGGACCGGAGGGGCCGGCAGGCCCGCGTGGGTTTCCCGGCGATGATGGGCGTGATGGCGCGGTGGGGCCGGCCGGGCCGGCGGCGCTCGCGGGTCCGGCGGGTCCGGCCGGGCCGGCCGGCGCCGATGGGGCGCGCGGTCTCGATGGGCGCGATGGTCTCGGGTTCGAGGATGTGTCGTTCGAGTTCGACGGGCAACGAACCCTGACGGCGCAATTCGCGCGCGGCGATCGGGAGACGGTCGTACCGATACGCCTGGCCGTGCCGATGTATCTCGGGGTGTTTGCGGCGGGGCGGACGTATGGCCTGGGGGATTTGGTGACGTACGGCGGATCCGTCTGGATTGCGGCGGAAGAGACGGCCGATACGCCTGGCACGTCGGCCGCGTGGCAGCTCGCGGTCAAACGCGGGCGCGATGGGAAGGACGGCAAGGCCGGGCCGGCCGGGCCGGCCGGGCCACGGGGCGATACGGGCGAGCCAGGGCCGTCGCGGTATTAGGGTCTATGCCGGTCGTTCCACGTCTGTGGCCGGGGTCCACGGTGGTCATTCTTGCCACGGGTCCGTCGTTGACGGTCGAGGACGTGGAGTACTGCCAGGATAAGGCGCGCGTGATCGCGGTCAATGACGCCTATCGTCTCGCCTGGTGGGCGGACGCGCTGTACGCGTGCGATGCGAAGTGGTGGCATTGGCATCGCGGCGTGCCGGCGTTTCCTAAGCCGAAATGGTCTCTCGAGCATAGCGCCTGGTCGGCGTATCGCGCGGCGTATCCGGACGTACAGCGGCTCCAGAATACCGGGCCGCAGGGTCTCGAGCACAATCCGAGTGGGCTAAAAAACGGCCGGAACTCCGGGTATCAGGCGATCAATCTCGCGGTACATTACGGCGCGGCGCGGATCCTGTTGCTTGGGTACGATATGCAAGCGCGGAAGGGCCAGACGCATTTCTTCGGTGATCATCCTAACAAGCAACAATCTCCATATGCACAGTTTCGGCGCGCGTTCGAGTCGATGGTGAAGCCGCTCGCCAAGCGTGGCGTCTCGGTCGTGAATTGTTCGCCGGCGTCGGTCCTGTCGGCGTTTCCAAAGCTCCCGCTCCGTCAGGCATTACCGCCGTGCTCACAGTTGTGACCTTCAAGTGGCGCTCGGCGCCTGGCTATCGGTCGAAGTTCGGGCCGGAGGCGGTGTTCGCGTTGCGGCGGATGGTGCGGCGGCATTACCAGGTCGATCATCGGTTCGTGTGCATTACGGACGATCCCAAGGGGTTGGGCGACGTGGAGACGATTCCGCTCTGGCCGGATCATGCGGAGCTGGTCAGTCCGCACGGCCGGCAGAATCCAAGCTGCTATCGGCGGCTGAAGCTCTTCGATCCGGCGATCGAAGCGTTACTGGGGCCGCGTTTCGTGTGTCTCGATCTGGATACGGTCATTGTGGCGGATGTCGCGCCGCTCTTTCATCGGACTGAACCGTTTGTGATTTGGGGCGAGACGAATCCGCGCAGTTTCTATAACGGCTCGATGTTCATGATGACGGCCGGTGCGCGCGCGAAGGTCTGGACGGAGTTCAATCCGCGCACGTCTCCCATGACGGCGAAGCGGGCGGGCCGGTTCGGGTCCGATCAAGGCTGGATCAGTTACGTGCTCGGCGGCGGTGAAGCAACCTGGACGCGCGCGGATGGCGTGTACAGTTTCCGTGTCCACATTCAACCGAAGGGCGACGATCTGCCGGCCGGCGCGCGGATGGTGATGTTTCACGGCAAGGTCGATCCGTGGGACTGGCAGGGGCAGCGTCTCGCCTGGGTACGCGAGCATTGGGGTACGGCCGCATGAAGGGCTGGCAGTGGGATCGGTTTGTCGGGAGTGCGCAGGCGCTGAAGTTCAATCGGCGCGATCTGCCGAAGTTCGATGCGATGCTGCGCCATTGCCGGCGCCGGCAAGCGGCCGTCCAGGCCGGTGGGCATTTGGGTCTCTTCCCGAAATGGCTCGCGCGGACGTTCGAGACGGTGTACACGTTCGAGCCTGCGCCGGTGTTGTTTCGGGCGATGGCGATCAATGCGCCGGAGTTGAATATCGTCCGGTTCGAGGCGGCGCTCGGGGAGACGCGGGGCGTGGTCGGTCTCTCGCAACGGCGCCGGCATGGCCGGATGGTCGGTGAGCATGAGGGGCTGACGCATGTGGACGGTCTCGGGACGGTGCCGACGTTACTCGTGGACGATCTGGCACTGCCAGTCTGCGATCTCCTGGCGCTCGATCTCGAAGGGTACGAACTGTACGCGTTACGCGGGGCGCGGGGGACACTGCGGCGGTGCCGGCCGGTCGTGAGTGTTGAGATTAACGAGAATTGCGGCCACTACGGGATCTCGCGCGAGGCGGTGGTACTGGAACTAGTAGATCAGGGGTATCGGTACGTCGAATCGCAAGCGTCCGATCAAGTGTTTCTACCAGCGGATTGGACAATATGAAGGTGATTCCGCCCGTGAGTGCGTATCGGCAATGTTTCGAGTTGGAGCGGATCGTGGACTATCCGGTGATCGATGCGATCGAGGACCGGGCCGGCGCGGCGCTCGATCGTGGTCGGCTCGAGGCGGCGGCGAAAGTCTTAGCGTGTCCGGTCAAGGCGCGTCCACCGAATTGGCAGCATGGACGGATGTTGTATGCCGTGGCGTGGGACTATCTCCTGCGCCACGAGGGATCGATCACGATCCTGGACATCGGCACGGCGAAAGGGTTCTCGGCGCTCTGTCTCTTGTGGGCCTGTCAGGATGCCGGGCGCGCCTGCCAGGTCGTGTCGGTGGATGTCATCGATCCACGCTCGCACGCGCGCCGGAATACGGTCGCGGAGTGCGATGGACTCAAGACACTCGCGGAGATTCTCGAACCGTGGCCGGAGGCGGCGGCGATTTCGTTCGAGCACGAGACGGGGATCGATTGGCTCTCGTGGGCGTCGTTTCGCGTGCATATCGCGTACATCGACGGCAAGCACGATTACGAGGTCGTGCGGGAAGAGGCGCGGTTATTGGCGGCGCTCCAGGCGCCTGGGGATGTGGCGATCTTCGATGATGTACAGATCGCGGGCGTGGCGCGGGCCGTGGGTGAACTCGACCGGCAGTATGCGATCGAGTATGTCCAGGTGCTCCCGGCGCGGATCTATGCGATCGGAGTGCGGCGGTAGAATGGGGATGCTGCTCGAACCGGCATTGTTCGTGGAGCAGCTCCAGCTCCCGCGCGGGTTCTCGGTGTGTGAGTTGGGCGATCAATGGGCGACGTACCTGGATCCGCATCAGCTCTCGGCGCAATGGTTTCAGGCGCTCGGGTGTAAGCGGTACTGTGCGATCGATGGCAATGGCCGGGGCACGCTCACGGCCGATCTGAATCTGCCGCTCCCAAAGCTCAAGCCATTCGATCTCGTGACGGATTTCGGGACGGGCGAGCACATTTTCAATCAATTTCAAGTCTGGCGATCGATCCATGAGCTGACGAAGCCGGGCGGGTATATCGCGTTCGATCGGCCGACGAAGGGGTACCCGACACATTGCTATTACCTGGTGGATGAGTGTCTCTTCCACGATCTCGCGGCGGCGAATGCGTACGAGATCGTCCGGCTCGAGCATGGCGTCACGAAGCGCGGGGAGTTGATTCGCGGGGTCTTTCGGCGCGGGCCGGCGCGGGCATCGTTTCGGATACCGCAACAGGGGCGGTATCAAAAGGCGCTGGTGATTAACAAGTGAGCCTGACGGTGGCGTGCGTGTGGGTGCGTGGGCGCGTACCGTACACGGCGGACGATGTGGGGCATCTCCTGGCGATGGTCCGCCGACATCTGCCACGGTCGTACCGGGCGGTGTGTCTGACGGATCGGCCGGCGCTCGTGCCGGCGCCCGTGGAACCGATCACGATTACGCCATTAGTCGGGCCGGGGTGGTGGTCAAAGCTCCAGCTCTTCAATCCGGCGCACGGGTGGCGCGGCCGGGTGTTGTATCTCGATCTCGATTCGCTCGTGGTCGATGATCTCTCGCCGGTGGTGGATGTGCGCGCGCCGTTCGCGACACTCGCGGATGACGGATCCGCATTCCAACCGAAAGATCGGCGGCTCAGGGTCGTGAAGCGGTTCAATTCGTCGGTGATGGTATTCGACGCGGGCACGTATACGGATCTCTGGTCGGCCTGGACGCCGGCCGTCGCGGCGCGATTGTGGGGCGATCAGGATTGGCTGGCGGAGCGGCATCCAAATGCGTGGACACTCCCGCCGGCCTGGTGTCCACGGTTGTCTGCGATCGGGGCCGGCGGTGCGGTGCCGGCCGGCGCGCGGGTGATCTTGGCGAAAAAACCGAAGCCGGCGGCGGCGGCGGCACAATGGCCGTGGGTGCGCGCGATTTGGGGCGGTGCCTGAGCGGGGACTATGGCGTTGTGGTGTCGGAATGTACCGCTCGCGACGGTGCGGCAGACGGAGACACTGAAGGCGCTCACGCTCGTGGTGCCGTATTACGAAAATGCGATGTTCCTACAGACTCAAGCGGAGACGTGGCGCCACTATCCGGCCGATCTCCTGGCGCGGCTGACGATCATCCTGGTGGATGACGGATCGCCGGTGCCGTGCGAGCGGCCGGCGGTTCCGTGTCGGTTGCGGTTGTTTCGGATTGGCGTCGATGTGCGGTGGAATTGGTTGGCGGCGCGCAATATCGGCGCCTATCACGCGGCGGAGGGGTGGCTGTTGCTGACGGACATGGATCATGTCGTGCCGGCCGAGACGCTGCGGACGGTGATGGCCGGGGCGCATGATGGCCGGCGGGTCTATGCGTTCGCCAGGCGCGCGCATGACGGCGCGCCGCTCGCGCCGCATTCTGCCAGCTTCCTGATGACGCGGGATCTGTTCTGGAAGATCGGCGGGTACGATGAGGCGTTGAGCGGGTATTACGGGACGGACGGAGAGTACCGGCGCCGCCTGGCGCGGTGTGCGGCGCTGCGGATGCTGCCGGATGTGCTCGTGCGTCATGAGCACGTTGGGGACAGTTCCACCGTGCGGTATCAGCGGAAACAATCTCAGGATGCGGCGGTTGGGCGGATTGTGCGGGCCAGGCCGGCGGTGTGGCGTCCACGCGTGTTGTCGTTTCCGTATGCGGAGGCTGGGGCGTGAGTCTCCCGTGGGATCAGGGCGTACAGTGGCGGACGGCCGTTACAGTAACGGATCCGGCCTGGCTGGCCGTGGATCAGACTTTCATCACGCAACGGGTACTCCGGGCATTCACGAACGACGCCGAGGCGGAGTTGATCGAGTTCTATATCCGCGCGGCGACAGCGTTCGTGGAGCGCCGGCGCGGGGAGCATGTCGCGCCAAAGACGCTCACGATCACGCTGGACGCATTTCCCGCCGGCGCGATCGAGTTCGTGGACGGGCCGGTCTTGGACGTGTCCGACGTGACCTATTTCGACAGTGACGGGATCGCGACGACGTATGACAACGTGAGTCCGCATACGTGGGTGTTCGTGTCGGGTGGGCGGATGGGCCGGGCGAGTCTGCAACCGGCCATTGGCTCGAGCTGGCCGGCGACAAGCGTACAGCCCAATGCGGCCGTGGTGACGTTCACGGTCGGGTACACCGATCCGGCGGACGTGCCAATCGAGATTCAGCACGAGATCGCGTGTACGGTCGGGGAGCTGTATAAGAATCCCGATCTGTCGAACGCGGAGGGGCAGACGGCGAACACGCTCGGTCTGATGGAGTTATTTCCGCGCCGGTGGAGCAATGGTCTCTGAGCGGCTGGACGCCGGCCGGCGTAATCGGCACATTACACTCGAGCAGCGGACGGTCGCGGATACGGCGGATGCCACGTCGGGCGAACCGTTGGATGCCGTATGGACCACACTCGTGGCGGCGATGCCGGCGGCGCGTCTCGGCCTGGTCGGGATGGAACGATTTCACTCGGAGCAAACGCGGGCGCGGTTTGACGATCGCTGGCAGATCAATTACCGGCGCGACATGGATCCGGAATTAGTGGACGTGCCGAAGCTGCGGCGGCTGAGTTATCAGGGCCGGACGTTCGAGATCGTGGCCGCATCGGTCATTGGCCGGCGGGCCGGCATCGAATTGCAGACGCAAGCGGCATCGGGGATCTGATATGGGCGTGGCGTTTACCGGCGGGTCACGATTCGCGCAGGCGCTCCAGGCGCTCGATCCGTCGAAGGCGCGTGCGGCTGTGCTGCGGATCTTGCGGCATGCGGCGGAACCGATCCGTGAGCGGATGGTAGAGCTGGCGCCGGTGGAACCGGGCAAGCCCGATCTTCGCGATTCGATCGTGGTGTCGTCGGCGGGTCTCGAGGATGAGGATTTCGGCGGGCGGAAAGATACCGGCGTGTTCGATGTGGCCGTGGGTCCGACGACGCGCGCATTTTACGGGCATATGGTCGAGTTCGGCACGGCGCCGCATCGGCTGAAGGGCGGGCAGCATCCCGGCGCGCCGGCGCAACCGTTTGCTAGACCGGCGTTCGATGAGAACGTGGATCGATCGATTCAGATCATCCAAGAGGACATTTGGGATTATCTGCGGAAGATGTCGGCCGGGCAGTCGTCATCGGGACGTGGGTTGTGACGTGTGCGGAACTCGTACGGACGTACCTACTTACGCTCTCGCCGGTGACGGCGCTCGTGAATACGCGCGTCTGGACGTGGCGCTGGCCGCAGGGACCGACGACGCCGGCCGTGCTCGTGCAACAGATCAGCGATCTCCGGCAACCGATCTTACGCGGGACCGATCGGCTAAAGATCGCGCGGATTCAGATCGATGTCATCGCGGATACGATGGCGGCGGCGCGCG